CTTATTGAAAATAGATCATGAAATAAAAACTAAGCAATATGATTGGGTAATAAAAACAAGATTTGATTTTGCATTACCGGTTGTCATACCTTTTGATAGATTACAAAAAGATGCTTTGTATATGCCACCATGTCGTACAAAAGCATTTGGTGATTGGTTGGGAAATGATCAATTTGCAATTGGTGATTCGAATATCATGAACGTTTACATGTCCACATATCTTAACATGGAGAAATACTATAATAGTGGGCATCAAATGATTGGAGAAGAAATGTTACGAGCAAATCTAATAGAGAATGATTTGCAAAAAAAGATAGCATATATAGACATGCCAGCACCATTTCCACCTGGTCCGCATAATGGCACTCCTCATTTTCTAATTCGTGATGATTACGAACAATGGACAAAATCCTAAAAGAGTTTCACGGTCATTCAGGTAGTTTTGTTTTTTTGATGCAAAATGAAAAGCATCGTTATGTGTTGAAAAAGGGGAACGTTGAAAGAAATTATGAGAGATTAACAAGTCTTGCAAATATTGTGAATGTACCAAAAATCTATAAGAAAGAAAACGAAGTTCTTGAAATGGAGTACATTCACGGACTTGACATGAAAACATATCTCAAGTTTCATGATACCCATGAATTGTTGAATTTTATAATTGATTCCATTGATAGATTTTCAAACAATTTTGTTGACAAAGACTATACTAATACATATAATGAGACATTATCTTGGCTTGATTCTTGTGAGGAATTTCCTTTTACCAAAAATCAACTAATAGAAAAATTACCAAAAATACTACCTAGTTCCATTTATCATGGCGACATGACTTTGGAAAATATAGTATACTCAATGTCTGGTAAGTTCTTTTTTATAGATGCAGTTACACTAAAATATGATTCTTGGGTCTTTGACATTGCAAAATTGAGACAAGATTTGGAGTGTAAATGGTTTCTTCGTAAAGAAACTATTATGCTAGATGCAAAATTAAAAAATCTTCAAAGTAAAATACTTCAAAAATATCCAATAGCAAACAATGATAATTTATTGATTTTGATGTTACTGCGTGTTTATCTTCACTGTAAAAAAAATACACTAGAGCATGAATTTATTCTGAATGAGGTAAAAAGATTATGGAAGTGATTGTTCCCGCGGCTGGACTATCAAGTAGATTTCCAGGAATGAAACCAAAGTATCTTCTTTATGATTACAAAGGAGAACTCATGTTGAAAAATGCAATCAATTCATATTTGAAATATGATTCAGTCAACATTACAATTGGTATTTTACGAGAACACGACGAACAGTTTGAAGCACAAACATTCATTTCCAAAGAACTACCTAAAGTGAACGTGATTGTTTTAGATGAAAGAACTCGTGGTCCAGCGGATACAGTTTATCAAATAATAAAAAAAGCAAATATAAAAAATGATGAGTTTATAATTAAAGACTGTGATAGCTTTTTTGATCATGAATATCTTTTTGGTAATTTTATCTGTGTTTCAAATATCTCTAAGCACAAAGTTCTAAAGAAACTTTCATCAAAGAGTTTTGTCATAGCAAATGATCAAGACATAATTACAAATATCATTGAAAAAAATGTTGTTTCTGACACATTTTGTGTAGGTGCATATAAATTTGAAAGTGTTGATCTTTTCATAAACGCATTTGAGTCTTTAAAAAACATAAAAGATGAAATTTATGTGTCACACGTTATTCAACATTGTTTATCTAATGGTCATACATTTTTAAAAACTGAAGCAACCAATTATGTTGATGTTGGTACTGCTGAAGATTGGTTTGAATATAACGATAAACCTGTAATATTTTGTGATATAGATGGTACAATAATTCATGCACAATCAAAACATGGAAAAAAATCATATAGTGAAAGTCCCATCATACTCAAAAACAATGTGGAATTGTTGTTAAAATATCAAAATGATGGAGCACAAATAATATTTACAACAGCAAGATCAGAAGAAGCGAAAGATATAACACAAAAAATGCTTGATTCTCTTGGGTTTAAACATTATAATCTAATTATTGGACTGAACAATACTCGCAGAATTTTGATAAATGATTATAATGATGCAAATCCTTTTCCAAGAGCAGAAGCCATAAACATAAAAAGAGATAGTGACAACTTAAAAGATTTTCTCAAATGAAACCTTTATTAGCCACATGTTTTTCAGAAACTGGCGCATTTAGTCTTGCAAATCTATTGACAAAGAAGTATGGATGCGCTATAGTAGACAAACCTAAATTAGACAAGGATCGTGGAATGTGGACATTTACATATACCGATCCAATATCGGAGATCGTAGATGAAATTCAAAGTCCTAAAAATGAACGCACTCGCAGAAGCACTAGAAAAAGTAAAAATAAAAGAGCCAGTCGCTCTTCCGTTCGGTGAATGGAAAAAGTGGAAAGAAGAGCAAAAGAAAACTCGTCCAATAATGTACTTTTGCCAGCTCGTTGTTTGGCAAAAAATCAAGAGCATTTGTGAGGATATTCATCGCAAGTTCTGGCACGATCCAATCTATGCGATAAAGTATCGCACAACACACAAGTACAATATTCTTCATACTGGTCTAGAGCCAAGTTACTATGATCTGGATACTCGCATTCTTCATGGCTTGTTCAATGAGTTGGTCAACTTCGTTGAATGCGAAAAAGCATGGATAAACGTTGTGTGGGGCAAGGAACCAGGCAAGCGTGGTCTTTTTGAGAGATTTCGTTCACCAGAACTTGGCGTTCAATATCTTCAATGGGAAATTGACCTTGAAGGTGATGAAAACAAGACTAATGCTGAGATAGCAAAGGAAACACTTGCACTCTACAAATGGTGGAAGGAAGTATATCTGACTCGTCCCGATCCTATGGATGCATCTGGTTGGTCAGCATATTGTGACATGCGGCACGAACAAGGTTATGATCTTCTCGATGATCATAATAGTCGTTCCGAAGAAGATCAGCAAAAAAGCAGAATGGCGATTGAAAGTCTGCACGAAATAGAAGAAGCATATGCAAGAGAAGAAGAAGAGATGCTTATTCGTCTAATCAAGATTCGCAGATATTTGTGGACATGATAACACACGCACTCTTTCCTACTCTTGTCGGGGAATTTCGTTATGCCAAGAGGGAAGACTTCAAGCAAAGGTTCTTCAATAGGGTGCTTCATCATATGGATGAACATGGTTACTCCATGGAGACTACAGGAAACGTGAATCTTCATCATGACGATGAGTTGAGCGATATCTTTGACTTTGCTGCTTCAAGTGCGTTTGAGTATATGAATACGCTTCAGCTAAATGATGAGTTTGATCTGAATCTGGTAAAGACATGGTTGAATATCATAACAGAGTTTCACACACCAAATCACAATCATGCTGATGCACATCTATCATTCGTATATTATGTGCAGATACCAGAAGAACTGGACAAGCCCGTGAATTTTCTTGTGAAAGACATACCTAATGAACTATTTCACGGAATGACAAATGCAAGTATAAAAGAATGGAACATGTGGAATAGCCCCACTTGGTATTTCAAACCAACAGAGGGACAGATGTTCATGTTTCCAGGCAAACTATTTCACTATACGTCGGGTTATGGTTCTGGGTCTCCCGACGCTCCAGTCAAGACTCTGGATGATCTAAAACCTAGACGCATATCAATCGCTGGTGACTTTGTTCTAACGTATAAACAAAGAATCGGCCGGGCATATGGTATCATGCCTGTTTCCAATTGGAAAGTGTATAAAGGAGTATAACATGCAGAAGACTGAATTTATTCAGCGGAAGTATGATGGTAAGTGGGTTCTTTGGTCGTATGAAGTTGATCCGACCATTGATCTTGAAGATTTTCGTGGTCGCGAGATGTTGATTCCCTATCGTTGGGTTCCTCGTGGCGTTTATGATTACATTGTGGAGTTTGAATAATGGCTAATATTCGTATCATCAAGTTGATTACTGGCGAAGAACTTCTCGGTGATGTCACCGATCAAGGACTTGCATATTCTATCAAGAATGCAGTAATCGTTGCTCTTGTTCCTAGCAGAGCAAATCCACAGCAGCCGTCAATCGGTCTTGCTCCATGGATGCCATATGCCGAGAATGAACCGGTGATTATCTCAAAGAGCAGTATTGTTTATGAAGCAAAGCCGGTCAAGGAAATGGTGAACAATTACAATTCAATCTTTGGTGGAATCATTACTCCGCCTAAGACTCTTCTTGTGTGATTCATCATTTCATGATATCATCAAAGAATGAAAAATGATTTCTACACAAATGTCGCTGTTCTTGGCAACAACATTCTTTATCGTGGAATAAGAGACGGTAAAAGAATCCGAGGAAAGATACCATATAGACCTACTCTATATGTAGCCTCCAAGAAACCTACGGAATACAAAACTCTCTTCGGAGACTATGTAGATACCATGCGTCCTGGTGGCATCAAGGAGTGTCGTGAATTCGTTGAACAATACAAGGATGTCAGCGGATTCACGATATATGGTAATACAAACTATCAATATGCATTCATTTCGGATGCTCACCCAAACGATATTGACTGGGATATTGAAAAACTCAATATCGCAATAGTTGATATTGAGGTCGCATCCGACAATGGCTTTCCTGAGCCAACAGCTGCCAATGAAGAGATTACTGCCATCACGATCAAGTTGGACGGTAAGTATCATGTCTTTGGCTGTGGTGCATTTGATGCATCGACGATGGAATATGATGTTCAGTATGTAAAATGCTCAAGCGAAGTTGATCTTCTCAAGAGATTCCTTGATCATTGGACATTGAACTACCCAGACATCGTGACTGGATGGAATATCAAGTTCTTTGACTTTCCCTATCTTGTCAATCGCATCAACAAGATCCTTGGCGAAAAGGAAGTCGTTCGTCTATCTCCTTGGGGTCGTGTGAGTGATCGCACGGTCACGATCATGGGTCGTGCAAACATTGCATATGAGATGCTTGGAATTGCAACACTTGATTACATTGAAATGTATCGCAAGTTTGCACCGGGTGGCGTCTCGCAAGAGTCATATAAACTCAACAATATTGCCAATGTGGAGATTGGTGAGAAGAAGATTTCATATGAAGAGTATGACAATCTTCACACTCTTTATCGTGAGAACTATCAGAAGTTCATTGAGTATAACATTCACGACGTTCGTCTTGTGGAAAAACTTGATGACAAGTTGAAACTCATTGAACTTGCATTGACTCTTGCATATGATTCCAAGACGAATTATGAAGATGTGTTCACACAGGTTCGCATGTGGGATGCATTGATCTATAATCATCTTCGCAAGAAGAACATTGTCATTCCACCAAAGAACGACAATGAAAAGAATGCTGCATATGAAGGTGCATTCGTCAAGGATCCTCTTGTTGGTATGCATAGCTGGATGGCAAGTTTTGACTTGAACTCGCTGTATCCACACTTGATCATGCAGTATAATCTATCACCAGAAACTCTTGTTCAGCCATCGGATTATACCGATGAGATGCATCAGATATTGCGTAACAGGATTTCAGTTGATGAACTTCTTGCTCGCAATGTGGATACATCTGCACTCAAGGAATTGAATGTCACATTGACTCCAAACAAGCAATTCTTTCGCACGGACATTCATGGCTTTCTTCCAGAGATGATGGAACGCATGTATGATGATCGTTCCGTCTACAAGAAGAAGGCTATTGAAGCCAAGAAGGAATTGGAGACTTGCAAGGATGAGGCTATGCGCTACGAAATTGAAAAACGTATAGCAAGATACAACAATCTACAGCTTGCAAAGAAGGTGTCATTGAACTCCGCTTATGGTGCGATGGGCAATCAATACTTCCGATTCTTTGATATTCGCATTGCAGAAGCAATTACTCTTGCTGGTCAGTTGTCCATTCGCTGGATTGAGTTGCGTATAAATGAATACATGAACAAGTTGTTGAAGACGGAGAATGTTGATTATGTGGTTGCATCGGATACAGATAGCATTTACCTTACGCTTGATGCGATTGTACGCAGATCTTTTGGTGATCGTGTCGGATCAACTGATCCTGCAAAAATCATCGCATTCATGGACAAGGTCTGTGAAACTAAGATTCAACCTTATATTGATGAGGTGTATCAAGATCTTGCTTCGTATATGAATTCGTATGCACAAAAGATGCAAATGAAGCGAGAGGCTCTTGCTGATCGTGGCATCTGGACTGCAAAGAAACGCTATATCATGAATGTGTACAACAACGAAGGCGTGCAATATGCAAAGCCCAAGTTGAAGGTCATGGGACTTGAAATGATCAAGTCTTCTACACCTGCTGCCATTCGTGAAAAGATGAAAGATGCGATTGAGATTATTCTTCGTGGATCAGAATCTGATGTCCAGAACTTCATTGAAAGGTTCAAGGATGATTTCAAGAATC